ACCGGCATCATATGGATTTGTACCTTTATATCCTACTGTAATGTAATCTGTAGTTGAATACGGATCAATGTAGACTCTCATTCTACCGTTTAATGTACCGGCGAATGTATTACCTGTGTCATCTACATTTAAGTTAGTTGCCATCGCAGGGGTATAGTCTAACATACCTGATGCAGCTAATGCTGATGCTGTATCGGATGAGCAGACAATAAAGTTACCTTTACCTCTACGTGTCTCTTTTGCTATTACGTTAGCTTCTCTTTCAATTTGAAGGATAAGCCCTTTGAACTTTTCCACTGACCATCTACCATCAGCATCTGTCTGTACGTTGAAGATACCATTGATAGCTGTGTTTGCTTGAAGTGCTCCAGTTTTAGCCTGAGAGTTGATAGTTCTTACAACTTCTCTATTGATTTCAGCTAAGATTTCTGTTGACAATATGTTTGCCAATTCTGTCTCAGCATCTAAACCATGAATGGCTTTTAAATCTTGAGCAAGTTCTAAGCTGTATTCAGCTTTAAGAGCTCTTGACTTTGCTGTTACGGTTGCTTTCTCGATTGAGAAACCCATTTCTGCAAATGAAGAATTTGGACCTGCACCTGAAGAACCTAATCCTTCAGCGTTTGCTGTAGACATACCACCGCCAAATCCGTCTGTTACACGCTGATCATCAAGGTTTGAATCTTGACCAGCTGAGTCAATACCAGTTAAACCTGATGGACCTGCTGAACCTTGTGACGCTGATGAGTCACCAGAATATGGTGTAATTGCTTCATTGAATAATGCTTCATTATCTGCAGTTGCACCGCCTCTTGTAGTTTTGAACAATGACTTCATTGCAAAAATTAAACCTGTTGGACCTGACATTGGTTGCACACCGCAGATATCGTATGCCATTAAGTTTGGCATAGCTCTTCTAACTAGTGCGATCAATACAGGATTCCAATTGGCTACACTTCCTGTTGCCTGTGTAGGTGCAGCTTCTTGAATCATTCCTTCTTCTTTAAGAGCGATTTCCTGATTTTCGAGCACTGCAGCTGTTACGGCTTTTCTGTGATGGTCTTTAATACTTCCAGCTGATTCTTCATTAAGAACTGGAGACCATTTCTCGATTAATTTATCGTAAGATACCATTTAGGACTCCCCTATTTTGTTTGCGTTTTTTTGATTGCATTAAGGTAAGATGCCATTGAATCTGAAGTTTCTACACTTGGTGTATCATCTTCTACAATTTCACCTTCCTGACTTGTAATTTTCTTAGCAAAGTATGACTCTTTCAACTGAGCTACTTTCTGTGTGAAAGTTTCTTCGTCTTCAAAATCTACGTTCTCTGCTAATTTTTTAAGTTTTTCCACTTGAGTTTCAGCTAAGTCTTTAGTTGCTTCTCTTATGATAGCATCTCTTTTATAGCCTTCTAACTCAACTGCCATGTCGATTGCCTTCTGAGTTGATTCGTTGACTGTCTTCTCTAACTCTTCAACTTGATCTGCGAGGTCGTCTACCATGTCAACTTTTCCTTCTGGTACTTCGATATATGACTCTTCGAATAAGCCTTTCAACTTAGTCATAAAGTCTTCTGCTATCTCAGTTCTTAAACCATTTTGAATAGCTAACTTGTTCTCTTCCATCCAGTTTTCAACTACGTAGTTAAGATAGTTGTCTACTTTCTCTACGAGATCTGCCTTTGTAGATTCAATCTCTTCGGCAAGTTCTTCATTGTACTTTTCTTCTAATCTGTCAATCTCTGCATTTACTTTTGTATTGATTGCAGCTTCAAAGATAGTTTCTGCTTTCTGCTTGAACTCATCTGATAGTGTTGCTTCTTCAGCTACTAACGCTTTAAGATCATCTTTAAAATCCACTTCAACTTGAGCTTCTTGCTTGACTTCATCTTCAGCAATTGGCTCGCCGTCAAAAGCTTCTGGATCTGTGCTATTGTACATCGTATAGGCTTTCATAAGTTGTTTCTTATTCATGCCTTGCAAATTTTGTACCATAGCAGCAATCATACCTGCTTTAGTCTTTGGCATTGGATCTTTTTTAGTGTTATCTTTTGCAGTTCCCCCAGGCATACTTCTTGCACCTGCGGTACCTGTTGCGTCAGCTGCTTTATCAGTTGCAGCTACAGACTGAGCTTCAGCATTTTTAGGATCGTGTTTCATTCCACCATGGGATGTTTCAGAGATTTCCTCTTCACTCTCTTGGAGTTCCACGTCCTGATTTTCTACCATTTCTTTATCAGTCATTCTTGACTCCTTATTTTGATTTTAATATTGAGAGGAAATTCTTAAACTCACGAACCTCTGTCTCATAGAGATTAGCCCGTGGAGCCTTCTTAATTTCAGTCTCCATTTTCTCAATTGTTTGTGCTTCTATAATGCCGTTATTCCAAACCCATTCGACACCCTCCATAATCCCATTAACAAAAGCTCCGGGAGCGGATGGATCTTGCACGATATCTACCGCGTTAAGAATATAGTCGTCATTGACAACCATGGCGCCATTACGCTGGCTCAAACTTCCCATACCACGAGTCGACACACCGAATGTGACACCTCCATCGAGCAAACCTTTTACGACTTGTCCCATAGGGGTTTCTAGTATCGATGCTTCACCCACAATATCATTACCTTGAAATTCAAGTTTATTGATTTTGTGAGAAACTTTATCTAAATTTACGGTCGGACCTTCAGGGTGATTTAACTCACCTACTGCTCTGCCTTTTTGTACTTGCTCTGTATCATACTTATTAAGAGCTTTTTCCATGATAGGCATTGGATATATACGACCGTTTCGATTCTTTTTTTCTGCTTGTGCGAAAATACCTTTTATTTTATAGCTTTTCTTACCTGTCTTTTTGTCTTGTTCGGCAATAAATTCTATATCGTTTTCGGTAAATTCTGATATTAGTTTCATGTTCTTTCCTACTTATATTGTTTCATAAATTCACTGATAGCTTTTTCGGCTTCTCTCTGTGTTCTATAAACATCAAGCCTATCACCATCTATATAAGCAACGAAACCATTACGTTCTTTATGTATCATTGCTTTGACGCCTTTAACTCTTTTGTTAAAGACCATCTTACCTTCCGGCTTTCTACCAGCCAACTCTCTTAATTGCAAAAAAGTTCTCATGTTAACTATATTTATACATTTTCAGTTTTATACAGCAGCACCTTCGACTTCTTCTTCCTCATCATCTTCAATTTCTTCAGGAACTTCTAAGTCTTCATCCTCAATTTCATCATCATCTTCTTCAGTTTCTTCTGTATCTTCTGTATCTTCTTCTTCAAAGTCTTCATCCTCTAATGGATCATCTTCATCTTCTGGATCACCATTGTAAATTTGACCAGCAAGTTTTACTTTTGTTTGGTCTAATACATCTGCAAGTTTAGTAGTCATTACATTACCAAAAACTTCATTTGCTTTATTATAATCTTGTGCTAACGAATGTTTTACCAAATCTTCAATGGTATCTACATTGTCAGGCATTTGTTTTTCTTCAGACATTATACTGCTCCTTGATCGTCTTCTGGTTCTTGCTGCGCTGCAGCTATTTCACTATCCATTCTTTTGATTTCATCATCATCAAAAAGAAGAATATTCTTTTGTACCCATTGCTTTGAGAAATATTCACCTACATAGTTTTGAATTTGATCTAATGTTTGTATCTTTTCTCTAAGTAATTCAGCTTCTTTAAGTTCTGAAAAATGATTATCTCTAGTGTAATCAATATTGACTTCATTCTTCCATGATTGCCAATCTTCATCAGTGATAATATTTTTCATTATCAATTGTTTCTTAAGTATTTCATAAAAGAAAGTAGAGAATCTGTTTCTTAATCTATCAATAAACTTCTGAAACTTTAATTCATCTCGACTTATCTCAGTAGCTCTACCTAATGAAAACTGTTGTTCTTGTTCTAATCTATTTAACGGAACATTTAATGACCTATATAATCTCTTTTGAAAATATATAATGTCTTCAATCTGTCCAAGATTCTCTCCACCAGGGAGTGTAGATATTTCAGTTCCACGTCCACCCTCTCTTCGCGGTAGCCAAAAATCTTCTAACATTGACATATGTTTACGATCATCACGTATTTCACCGGTCTTTGCGTCGTATACAAGTTTGTTACGATACTTGGCCATAATATCTTTCATATATTGTTCGGCTTTACCTCTTGGTAAGTTACCTACATCAATATAAAACATTCTTCTTTCAGGTGCTCTCGCCAATCTGTATATTACTAATGAATCTTCCATCATTCGTAATTGAGTTATTGGTTTCAAAGCTTTATGTAAAAATGAAACAACTTTCTTTCTGTGTTCATCAAGTAATCCTGAAGTACAATAACTAACAGAATCATTACTTAATCTTATTGCGTTTGCTTGTGATCCAGGTTTTTCCTGGAAGATGTAAAATTCATCAACCTTTTCAATTAAAGGTGCACCAGTTGCCGGATCTTTTTTCTTCTTAACTTGTTTTACTTTTCTAATTTTTGCAGCATCAATATATCTTATTTCTTGAATGCCTGCAGATAAATTATTTTCATCAACAACTAAGTGATGATATAATCTACCATCAACATACCATCTTCTAAATATGTCATGTCCTAATTCTTTAAAGTTTAACATGTTATATATGTTGTCAAACTCTTCCAGCATTTGCTTTTTTATTGAAGCACTTACTGGTACTCTATCTAAATTCAATGTGATAGATGGTTTCATATCCATTGAAGTTATTGATTCATTAACAATATCTTCAATTGCAGCATCAGCTTCTGGATGCATTGCGGAACCACGATACTTTAATATAAGTTGTACATTATCTTTTGAGTCATCACCTTCCATATTGATGTAATGACCGTAATGTGAACCATAAGTTGTTGATGCTACATATCCTGCACCATCATCATCACGTGGCGGTACGATAGACTTAATTGCCTTCTTATCTTTCGTTCTTGTAATTTCAAAACCAAATATCTTTAGTGTGCCGTCAGCCATAATATTCCTTTTAAGTTAGGAGAGCTTGCGCTCTCCTA